ACTTAATTTCATTGTCATAAGTATTGTATAACCAAAAAACATCAGCTTTAGCTAACCAAAAACCATTTGTGGCAGGATTGCCAAACATTCCTGAATAGCCGTGTAATGATTGTAATATGGTATTGCTTAAATTAAAAGCCGTGTCCATATCTTTTGAAAAAACATTGATTTGAAATATAGGTCTATCAATGCCTTTGTTATTTTGGTCTTGCCCTGTATAAACGGGCTGATGCACATTCCTCAAATTCCATGTCAAAAATTGGGGTTCGGTTGCCCAATTCCTGTTGAAGTTTGCGTACACGGGTACTGAAACAATGTCAGAAAGCTGATATTGAATACATTGTGCATATACTGACGGATTCTGTTGTGTACTCATACTGTCGTTTCAGGGTCGTTTCTGTAACACATTAATGTGATTTTCATGCGGTCATTACTTTCACGCACATCAGTCACACGCCAATCATTGCCACGCCATGTAATGCTGTATTGGTCTTGGTCATCAACAATACGCTTAATGTTAGGCGTATAGTTAAATGTCAAATTAACCAAATCTTGATACACACGGTATCTTTCTGAAATTCTTACGGCATTTGATACATCATTTACCAATGCCCGTGATGTAAACAAAGGGGTGATAGTCGTTGTGTACTCGCCAAAAGTATCAACCCCGTTGGTTACTTCATTAATTGTTGTATTTTCGTATCTAACAATGCCCATTACATCACCAATGGTTTGTATGGTCTAAGCAATTGGGCAACCCCAAACGGTATTTCGTGCATGATGCGTTCATTACTGTTTGAACGATTGTTATATAAATGTGTTAACAACAACAAACCTGCCTGCTGAATTACAGGGTAGTTTGCCAAAGGTGAACGGGCTGTTGTGTACTCAACCACAATCGGATTAGCAACCTGTGTGCTAATTTCTGACGGAATTGAATTAACAATAATCTGATTACCTGTTTGGTCGTATTGGTAACTTGATGTTGTCAATGTCTGCAATACTGAAGGTACATTGCCGTCATAGTATTTAACAGAATTGATTGTTACACCAATTTGACCTTGTTGATTCTGCGTTGTTTCAGGCAAATCTAAGGTTACGGCTGTGCCTGCAACAGCAGGATTGCCATAGAACACACGGTATTGAGTTGGGAATATTGCCATGCCCAAGTAATCTTCAATTGCCATGCGTGTTGCAACCTCTAACCCTTGCAGGTAAGCATCTTGGCTTTCATCTTCAAACAGGTTTAACTGATTGGTGATTTGGTCAAGTGTCAACCATGCCGTTACAAAATCCCTGCCAATCTGTTCAACCTTTTCATAGTTGAACGGATTGCGGTTTTGTGTAAGGTTTGGGGCAATACTTAAATAATCGCTTGCCATGATTTAACCTTTAATTAAGCAACACCAACTAAACGCACACCTGCGAATACATCACGAATTGTTGAACATACACGCTTTTCAGCATAAAAAGTAATGAAACCAACTGATGTTTGTTCAGTCAATTTAATTGACATTTCTTCATTGTCGGCAATAGTAAAGAATCTATCCCACTCACCAAGGTAAACAGGATATTTACCGTCACCTGCAACATCCATGTACGGGTTTGGAATAACTCTGTGACCAAAGATATAAATAACAGCACCGCCATCATCACTACCAATTTCTAAGAAATTATTTGCAGTTGTTGATGCCTTTAGCTTACGCAATGCCTGAATTGTGCTTGGGTGCATCATCCATGCAGTTGTATCTTTGTACAAATACTGTGATGGCAAAGCACCTTGCAAATTAGCCAAGTCATCATAAGAAACTGCTGTTGCTGATGCTTGCTGAACTTGCAATACTGTGTGCAAACCGTTAGTAATTGCTGAACCACTTGTACCAAATGATGCTGATGATGTTGAACCTGCATAGCTATTTAAACCACGCAAACCACTTGTCGCACCGTAATTTACTGTTGTTGAACCTGATTGGTCATCATTGAACATCATTGACAATGCTTCTTGCTGTGCAAATTCAAGCATTAAATCTTCAGCAATGGTTTCTTCAAGATAATTAATATCTGACAATACAGCCGTTCTTACGGGTACGCTTGCGTTGATACAGCGTACAGGTAATTGCCAAAATGCTGTTGCAATATTTGGTGAACCTGTATTGTTATTGATTGGATAGCCCCAAGGGTTATCTGTGCCACTTTGAATCAATGTGGCGTTACCTGTTTTAACAACAAACGCTTCGTCTGAACCGCTTGTAATAATCTTTCGTGCAACATCACGCAATGGGTTATGTTCACGCTTTGATGCAAACGCATCATCATAAATTACACGACCACCAACACCTGAACCTGAACCTGTTAGTGCTGATGCTTCATTTAAATTAACCTTTGCTTCACCCTCATTAAGGGCTACTTTAACGGCTTCAAGAATTGGGTTGGTTTTCATGTTTATTTCCAAAATTAAGTTGTAAAAAAGGTGGGGGTTTTATCCCCCATCCTTAATTAAGCACCTGTGGCAGTAGAACGGTAACGAACTAATGCAAATGGGTCAACAACTGATGTTGCCAAACGCTTTTCACCAAAGAATGTGATGAAACCAACTTGTGTTTGGTCATATCTGCGAAGAACCATATTCAAACGGTCAACGATAGCGTGGCATCTTGCCCAATCACCAAAGTACATTGGGTACTGTGATGATGTACCTGCTTCCGCACCTGCTGAAGTTGGGTTGTCAAGGTATTTGTTAACTACAACATCAAAACCTAACAATGAACCAACGATACCGTCTGTGCGTGACAAGCCGTCAACATAGATTGGTCTGCCTTGGTCATCAGTCAAGCCACGGATTGCCTGAAGCATCAATGGGCTGATAATGAACTTGGCTGTTGGTGTCCAATATTCCTGTGGCAAGCTGTAAATAAAGTTAACCACATCAGCGTAAGTTACATTGTTAGCTGAAGCAAAACCGTTTGTTGTCAATTGGTCATAAGTTGCAACGCTATGTAAACCTGATGAAGAACCTGTACCGCTAGAACCGAAAGCAGAAACGCTTACTGTACCGCCTGTGTAAGTTGCATTAGCACCACCGTATTGATTCAAGCCACGCAAACCGTTTGTACCACCGTATGTATTAGGTGTATCTGTTTGGTCGTTGTTTTGAATCATTGATAGTGCTTCAGCTTGACTAAACTCAACCATCATGTCATCAACCACATTGGCTTCCAAACCATCAATGTCATCCAATGATGCTGTACGGATTGGGAAAGCACAGTTAAGGTCTTGCAATGTCAACTGCCAAATGTTCATGTTTTCAGTTGTTGCTGAACCGTTGTTTTGGATTGCATAGCCCCATGAAGCACCTGCGTTGCCAACTTTTGCACGGAATTGATAAGTTGCACCATCAGTTGCTACTGTGCGTGATACGCCACGCATAGGGTTAGCCAAACGCAAAGCATGGAATACAGGGTCATAAGCTGTACGACCACCGATACCTGCACCGCCACCTGTCAAAGCTGATGCTTCTTTCATGTACGCTTCGTACTGTGATTCGTCAGCAAAAACTTTCAATTCTTTCTGAACTTTAGAATCTGACTTAACATAATCACGCAATGATTCACGAACCATCTTGTTTACATCACCACGAACTGTTTTTTCAATCTTGATGATTGATGGGGCTTGTACTTCTGATAGTTTAGCTTCAATTGCGTTTAGCTTTTCTGTCAAAGAAACTTCAACAGCTTCTGCTTTTGCAAATGCTTCGGCTTTAACTTCTTCAATCTTAGCAACTTGTTGTGCTTCAATTGAATCTAGTTTTTCAATAACTTCTTTCATTTTAGATTCCTTATTTAATGCGTTTATTAAGTGCCTTAGTCAACTCACGCAATTCAATTGCTTTAAGTAATTCTTCGGCTTCGGTTACCACCGCAACAGGTTCACCCTGAATTGGTGTTTCTTCAAGTTTCTTAGGTGCATCACGCACTTCTAATACTTTCTTGAAAATACTTGATGCGGTGGTCGCATCTTTTTTAGTAACGCCTGCATCACGCAATTGTTTTTCTAAAACTCTTGGATTTAATGAACCATCTTCTTCAAAACATGATTCTAATTTTTGAATTTCTGCATTTGGATTGTTTGGGTACATTACAACTGAAATTTCACGGAATCCACCTTTAGTAATCTGAAAATATCCATCTTCATAAGGGTTATCACTTCCGATTGTCATTGGTGAACCATCTTCTTTCACATAACAATATTCGTCTGCGTATGCACCAACAGAAACACCACCAAACATCATTGGTGATTCTTTTAAAATTTCGTAAAGGTCTGAACCGCCTGCCGTATTCATATACAGTTTGCCTTTTGCGGTCATGCCTTGTTCATCAAACATAACTTCATCCCATTGACCAACGGGCATACCCATATCGTTATGATTTAAAAACATTGGCATTGGCTTGCCTGATTTGCTGAATTCATCAGCCCAATCCATAAAGCCTTCGGGTTTGTAGAAAAACTTTCTACCGTCTGCACCCTCTCTTGCACCCCATGTGGTTGCACGGGCTTCAATTATTCCTGTGGGCGTTGCGGATTCATCCGCTAATTTTCCCAACTGTACTTGTGCTTCGCAAACTAATGTCAGATTCTTCATTGATTACCCCAATAGAAATGGCTTGATTATCGTCTGTTATCTTGTGGGGCGTAAAACGCTTTTTTGGTAGTTTAACACTAGGGTTCTTTATTTGTGAACCCATAATATCAAATATTTTATCTATAAATGACATTATTTACCAATATTCATTTTGCGTGTTTGATTTCCACCACCACCGCCTGTGTCTTGTGGGCTTGTACCTGCAATATCCCCTTGTGGTTTAGATTGTGATTTTGATAACAATTCGTTTGCACCGTCAACCTGTGCCATCCCTAAGAATTCACGGGCTTCATTCGGTGTCATTACGCCTGCGTTAACGCCTGCAACGGCAAAATTCATTTGGTCTAACGGTGAACCCTCTAAGAATTCAGTTGTATCAAACTGAATGTGTAGGGATGGGTAACCTTTAAACAAATGTTGTTTCAGCTTTTGCGTAATATTTTTAATCATTGGTGACATGGTTGATTTGTAAAACTCATCAAGCATAGTCTGTGTATTGTTGTACTTTTGGTCAGAAATACCCAACATTGCAGGTGGTACGCCAAACAATCCGCATAAACGCTTCATGGTTTGTGTCTTTAATTCTGATGTTTGGGCATCTTGCAAAGTAAGCATATCAACAGGCGTGTAACTCATACCTTGGTCAAGCAACATACCTTGACCTGCCTTAGATTGGTCAGTTGTACGACCACCTGTCATGGCGTTCCATGTTTCTTTCAGGCGTTGTGCAACTTCTTTGTATTTAGCATCAGGGATTACTTGGGTTGTGCTGAAAATACCGCTTGGCTTTGCACCATTCTGCATAACAAAGTTGGCGTACAGGTCAATGTCTTGGTCTAACGCAACTAATTCAGTTGCCAAAATACCCTTGTTAAAACCTGCTGAACCTTGCCATGCCATTTCTTTAATGTGCATAACTTGGTAGTTTGCCAACGGTTCATCTTTGCTAAAACCGTATGATGGTGTTGTCAATCTGTATGACGGGTAACGGCTTGGTGTCAACTGTACTGTAATCAGCGTTGAATCAAGGTTGTACATTTCAATCGGTGTTGTGTTGGCATCTTTTTGGTCTTTACGCCACCAAAGGGTAAATGTTTCACCTGCCAAGTCTTGCCACATACACCATTGATACCAAAACTCGTATTGGCTTTGGAAATTGTTAGGATTGGTCAACAGGTTTAATGCCTGCTTTGCTTTTGCCTTATCTCTTGCACCAACAATGTCAGATTTGATTGCATCAACATAAGTACCATCATCTAATTGGTACATAACCTTAATTGGCAACTGTGCTAATGCACGGGCTTTAACTCCCACACACGCCATAACTGTTGAATTGCGTGACAGCGTTGACATATCAACGGTACGCCCTGCGGATGTAACACTACTTGTTGTTACATAAAGCAACTGTTGGCTGACTGTTTGTCTGCCACCATCACCTTGATAAACAACATTGTTACCTAATTGGGTCTGACCAAACAGGGTATTAGATTCGTTACTAACGCTTTGTTTCTTACTGAAAATATCTAAAATACCCATGTTTTCCCCCAAGTTTTTATCATTCTATATCAAAATGACCTAAAACCAAAACTATTTGATACATACGGATTATCTAACGCACAATGAAACGCTGTAATCATAGCAATAATACCGTCAACTTTTGCTGATTTATCTGCTTCATTCTTACGAATTTTAATATTTCCGTTTACATCCGTGTAAACCTCACAGTTGCTTAACTGCCAACCAACAAACGGGTTGCCGTCATGCTTGATGCCTTTTTGCAGAATCATCTTTTCCACATACTTACTTGGGTTGCTTAATACTGCCATTCCTTGCCCAACTTTCTTGACGGGCAATCCTGCTTCGTATAGGCGTGATACCAAGTTGCCTGCGTTATACGCATCATACCCAACTTCTTTCAAATCGTACTTTTGGTGTTCAGAAATAATGTGGTCATAGATTTCTTTGTCATCCATCACATTACCCATAGTTAATTTCAATATACCTGAATTAATGGCATTACGGAAAATGTCTTGATAGTGTTTAGGGATTAATTCCAAACTATCTTCAGGCAAAAAGAATTTCCAATGTGCTTCGTAATCATCTTCGGCATACCGCTTTAGCGTACACACAGCGTTCAAGTCACGGGTGCTTGCTAAGTCAAACGCCAAGAACACGGCTTCAGGGTCACGGGTTTCTTTTATCACACATTCTTCAGAATCCCACAAATCACGGTCAACCCATGCGGTATTGGCTGAAACAAATATATTCAGGGTCTTACATAAGAATTCATTAAGTGTTGCAGGCTTGTGTTTAGCTTCTTCAGCCCGTTTTGCAATCGCATCTTCAAACACCGTGATGCCGTGCATTGGGTTTGCCTTTTGCCAATTAGTCGGGTCACGCCAATCGTCATGTGGGTCTAAGCTGTACAGCAACCCAAACCAATTGGCTTGGTCAGTTGCTTCACCATTTAGCATGGTTTCAAACATTTGGTAATCTTCGTAAAACTTAGTGTCTTTTGTAAATGATGCCGTTGTGATGTATATACGCAATGGGTTTTGACGGGCAACCATACCTGAATGTAAAACTTCAATACTGTTGCGGTCAACGATTTGGGCTGATTCGTCAATAATTACACATGATGGGTTTTTACCGTCACCTGTCTTTTTGGTGTCACGGCTTAACGCCTTAAACATGGTTTGTGAATCGCCCTTCTTTTTAACTTCGTATTTACTAACATCAAACCAATTTCTAATTTCATCCGTGGTTGTTTCAACAAATCCCTTGGCTGAATCAAACACAATCGTTGCCTGTTCACGGTTTGTTGCCAATGTAAATACTTCAGCACCTGCTTCGCCAAATTGCAACTCATACAATCCAATCGCTGAAGTCAAAGTTGACTTGCCTGCCTTGCGTGGGATGAATACAATTACATCCGTGACCATTCGTTTGGTATGGTCTTTTTTTGCCCTAAATCCGTAAATCGCACATACCAAGAAAATCTGCCAAGGTTGCAAAACGACATTTTCGCCTGCTTCTTTACCCTTGGTGTGCTTTAGCTGACCAACAAAATCTAAGAAATGCTGTGGGTAATCGGGGTCAAAATACCAACCCCATTCTTTGTTTTCAATCTGATTTAAAAACCGTTGGCAGGCAAGGCGTACATTTCTGCAAACCTGTACATCACCTTTAGCAACTTGAACGGCATATAAAACGCCATCTTGCCAATCCATCAACCTTTAGCCCCACGCAAAAGTTTTGATGCAACTGATGTACTGCCACTATTTGTATTCTTGCCCCGTGACAATCTGCCTTTAGGGGTTAACCCTAATTCACCCATCAATACAATGATTCGCTTTAAACATTCGGTGCGGATAGCAAAATGAGGGTTTGCCCCAAATGTCTTGCCACCGTTGAACTGAATAATTAACGGTTCAGTTTCTAATGCCTTGTTGCATTTCACATACATATCAATGTGGTCAGCCAACATTGCTAATGCGTGACGGTCTTGCAAAGAATTGATGCCGTACACATCCAAAAGAAACTGTGAAGTTTCTGCCACAAACTGTTTCTTATCCCACGCATCAGGATTGTCCATCCATTCTGCTTCAGGGATTTTTTCAGCTATGCGGTCAGCAATTGCATCAATGCGTACTGCATTTGTGCTTGGGCTAACAATTTTTAATTCAGGTGGTAGTTTGTTCATAATTTTATTGTCCTATATTTTTTACATTTAGGGAAATCCCCCATGCGTTCAGGGAAATCCTTTTGCGTTTAGGGAATTCCCAAAGAACCTTTCCCTTGCGTTACAAAGTACCCCCCCTTTTGTTACCATTTGTGGGTAATTGGG